GATTTGACTCTTCACCACAAAGACCAGTTTGGACAAACGGAACATTAGCTAGAACAATGTGGGAAGACTCTGCAGTATTTGGCAGTCCTCATGCTTTGGAGTATAGTGCTTCAGTCGATACCTCTTTTGATGTTGTAGGAAACACAGAAGGCTCTACAATATACTATCAACACGAAACAGGAACAGATCAAGTTCAAGGTGGTACTACAACCGCTATTACAGCTAATATAGCTTCTGGAGATTTTGATATAAGTCAAAGAAGAAGTATTACAGGTCAAACAACAGCAGGAGCTGATCTTAGAGGAGACGGTGAATTTATAATGAAAATTAGAAGATTTATACCAGACTTTATATCTCAAACAGGTAATACACAAATTACATTACAATTAAGAAACTTTCCAAATGACTCACAGTCTAGTTCTGCATTAGGACCTTTTACGGTAACATCATCTACACAAAAAGTAGATACACGTGCAAGAGCTAGAGCCATTGCATTAAAAGTAGCAAATACAGGAGCTAGTCAAAGTTGGAAACTAGGAACATTTAGATTAGACATACAACCAGACGGACGTAGATAATGGCAAAGATAGTACAAGTATTAACAAGACCTGCACCACAATATGATTTAGGTACAGCAGAGGCACAGGTAAGAGATCTTGATGCCATTGTAGAAAAATTAAATACTACATTTCAACAAGAATTAAAAGATGAGGTAGAAGCTGAAAACTTCTTTTTAAATTAATGGCTAATAGTTTTATAAATAAAAAAGCAGACTTAACTACAACAGATCTAACTACACTGTATACAGTGCCTAGTTTCAAGACAGCTGTTATTAAATCATTGTTAGTATCCGAGGACGCTGGATCAGGGAGCACAATAACTATAACTTTAGTAAATGCTAGTAGTGCTATATTTAATTTATTTAAAGATAAAGCCATAGCATCCAAAGCAACAACAGAACTTTTATCTCAACCTCTTATAATGGAAGAAGGTGAAGCATTAAAAGTACAAGCTGCTGACGCTAACGAGCTGCACGTCATAGCTTCTATATTAGAAATACAGCCACGAGAGGTAACAACATAATGAAAGATCTACCAGTAATAGAACCAAAAGAAGTAATAACAACAATAACCAATATGAAGACAGGCGAAAAATATAAGGATGATACTGAATGGAAAGCGAAAGGTATACCTGAATCTGACATAAGAAAAGATGTTAGAGTGATAATGCCTAGTCTTGATTTATTTGGTGAAACAAAATAAGATAGATAGATGGCCATAACAAGATCACAACAAGCAAAACAAATGTTACAAGAAGGAGGAGGTGCTAAACCCCCTAAATTAGGTAATCCTCCAGTAATAGAAGAAATAGAAAATATGAGAGAGTTTAGGATTGCTAATCCTGATGTTAAAAATATTTTTGATTTAGAAAGAGAGTTAAAGAAAAAACTTCAAAGAGAAAGAGCCAGAAAAGCAGCTTTAAATACAATTCTTTATAGATTTGGTGGCAAGTTTGATAGACCGACATCAAGTGGTGATTCTTTAGAAGATATAATTACAGAATTAAATTTAGCTGATGTTTTAAAATATGATTTCCAAGGACCTGCTGGTGTTATGGGTCTTGAAGAAGCTTTGAATATGATAACTCCAAAAAGTGTTTCAACAAGTGCAAGAAAAATTCAAAGAGATATTTCTAAAGCAGATGGAGGACGTGCAAAATTTCAAGGTGGAGGCAAAGATGCGTCTAGCGAAGATTTTGGTGGAGGTAACCAAGGAGGAGATGGTGGAGATGCTCGAAGTGAATTTATGGGTGCAAAAGGTAAAACTAAAACAGGTATAGGACCTGCAATTGCGGGAGGTATAGAGGGAATAAAAACACCACCAAAAGGTGTACAAATTCCACAATCTAAAGTTAAAGGGATTTTAGGAAACTTGGCTTTAAACACTTTAGGAAAAAAATTTGGTTTTTTAAATCCTCTAGGACAAATGATTGCTGTAAAAAATTTAGTTGATAGAACAAGACAAGGAATAGTTGATGAAGAAGATTTACAATTAGAAACTACACCTTTTGCGGGTGGAGGTATAGTTAATTTGGATACAAATAAATTAGCTGTTAAACTTTTAGCTGATGGGGGTTTTATAGATGATGAAGAAAGACAAGCTTATGGTTTAGGTAGTATAGTTAGAAAAGCTAAACGTGTTGTTAAAAAAGTAGTTAAATCTCCTATAGGTAAAATTGCAGCGACTGCAGCTATTGCTAAATTTGGTCTTCCATTACTATCTAAAAGTCCTGTAGGTTCTTTTTTCGGTAAAGGTAGTTTTAATCCATTATTAAGAGAAACAATAAGTGGAGATATTGCACAAAGCAAATTTGGATCATTAATTAGTAGTTTACCAAATGTTGGTATAGGGACAGCCATAACAGCTGCATCAGCATTACCTTTATTGGGTCTTGGAACTGGTGAAGAAACAGAGGAAGAAGCTGAAGAAATAATTAGAGGTGCTGGTTTAAATATTGATGATATTAGAGAGTCTTATTTAACTGGAGATCAATATAGAGCAAGAAGATTTAAGGCAGAAGGTGGATCTATGAAAGAACCAGTAGCAAAAAAAGTAATGCCTTTATTAGATATGGATGGTATGGAAAAAGATTATAGAGAAACAGGTGGTTTTGTTCCTATCGGACGTATGGAGAAGGCAGATGATGTTCCAGCTAGATTATCTAAAAATGAATTTGTATTTACCGCAGATGCAGTTAGAAATGCAGGTGATGGAGATGTAGACAAAGGATCAGAAGTTATGTATAACATGATGAAAAACCTCGAAGCCGGAGGTGAAGTATCAGAAGAATCGCAAGGCTTAGAAGGCGCTCGTAAAATGTTTCAAACATCAAAAAGATTAGAGGAAGTATTATAATGGCTGTACAAACACAAAGAACATTACCAGCACAATTTATAGAGGATTTAGGTAAAGATTTAGCTACACAAATTACGGCACAGACAGCCGTGCCAATGGTTGCAACTGGTATTGCAGGTATAACTCAACAACCAGGTGAAACAGCAACAGATTTTGCAGCTAGACAAAAAGCAGCTCAAGAGTTTACAACCAGACAAGAGAGTTTAGCAGGCCTTGCACCACAAGTAGCACAACAAGACGCTTTACAAACTCAAGCACAACAATTAGCACAAGCTGGTGTAGGATCATTTGCACCTTTTCTAACACAAGCACAACAAGCAGCAACAACAGCTTCTGGAATTTTAGGAGGTGTACCAACAGGTGCAACTGCTTTTCAACAAGACGTTCAACAATTTATGTCACCATTTCAATCTCAGGTGATTGATGCCACACTCGCAGAATTTGATCGTAACACACAAGTGCAAGAACAACAGATAAGAGATCAACAAGCAAAATTGGGAGTGCTCGGCGCAGGACGAGCGGGAGTGCAACTCGCCGAGTTTGGCACAGGGGCAGCGAGAGAAAGGGCTTTACTACAAGCAGGACTCTTGCAACAAGGTTTTGGTCAAGCACAAGCAGCTAGACAACAAGACATAGCTAACAGATTTGGTTTAGGACAAGCACAACAAGGGTTAGGTGCTTTCCAAGCAGGATTAGGTGCACAACAACAAGCTTTACAAGGAACAGATATTTCAACTTTAGGAAGATTAGGATCTTTAAACCAAGCGCAAGCACAAGCTCAACTTGATGCACAAAGAGAAGCAGCAAGACAAGCAGCTTTTCAACCTCAAGAACAATTAGATAGATTTGCTGGTCAAGTGACTGGATTACTAGGTGGATACCCTGCACAATTTACACAAACTAATATACCAAATCCTACACCTTTACAAACAGCACTTGGTGTTGGCACAACACTTGCGGGTATTTATTCAGGTTTAAAACCACCAACACAAAGATTTAAAATAGTGTAATAATTATGAATAGAATATTAAAACGACCAATGTTTAGAATGGGTGGTTCATCTGGAACTGGCATTACGTCTGGTCTTGATAAACCAAGAGTAAAATATTCTGAGGGTACAACTAGGGAAAGACTTTTAAGTGCCATAGGTCAAGCACCTAGTCCACTACCACAATTTCTAACACAATTTGGTTTGAATTTGTTATCACAATCTCCTAGAGGAAATATATTTGCAACTGCTGCAACCGCTGCTCAAAAACCAACACAAGATTTATTTAAAGATATTGAAAAACAAAGAGCTTTAGAAGCACAAGTTGGTTTAACAGCAGAAAAATTAGACATAGCACAAGAACAAGCTTTAGCTTTAAAAAGAGCAGAAAGATTAGGAACAAAAATTTTAACAAAAGATGAGGTTAAAAAAAATTTTCCTGAATTACCTGATAACACAATTGTACAACAAAAAGCTGATGGTACATTTAAATTTGATAAGCCAGATGCTGCCTCAGTAAAAAAAAGTGCTGACTTAAAAAGCACTATCGGTTTATTAAATAAAATTGAAACAAACTACGAAGATTTAGGTAAACCAGTTGGAGGTTTAGCTGGTTTTGGTTTTGATCCAGATAGAATAAAAGGTCAGGTGGGAAGAATTACAGGGAGTGAAAAAGGGATAAAATATGCAAATTTAGTTGCTGATATAGATAAAACTACCACTTTTTTAACTCAAGCTATATCTGGTGCTGCAGTTTCCGAACAAGAAGCAAAAAGAATAAGGGCTTTAATACCACAACTTGATGATACTGAAGTAGTATTTGAGGCAAAACTTAAAAGTTTAAGATCATATTTAGGAGATGCGGTAAAAAATTATGGTGGAGATGTTGAGGCTTTAATGAAAGATGGTGTAACTGCAAAAGATTATTTACCCACACGATCAAAAAAGTTAGAGGATATGACGGATGAAGAATTACAAATCCTTAAAGATGAATTACAAATAGAATTACAACAAGGTTCTTAAAATGAGTAGGGAGAAATTAATAGAAGATATTAAAAATTTAGAAAAGAAAAAATTTTCTTTAGAAGATGTAAATGCAGAAATTGCTAAAAGAAAAGAAAGTCCATACAACAAAATTGTTGACGATCCTGATACTCCAATCGTTAATAGAGATAATGCGATTGAAAAATATTTATCTTCACCTCAGTTTAGGAGATTAGCGTTAGAAATATTAGGTGGTGTTGCAGGTGCAGCTACAGGAGGTACTTTTTTTGCAGCAAGAGCAGCATTAAGACCTGCATTAGCTTTACTATATAGATCTTTAGGATCGGGTATAGGAGAGGGTGCAGCAGCTGGAGCAGCACAAGTATTTGATCCCAGAGATGATTTAGCTAAAGAAGTTTTAAGAGGATTTGCTACTGGGTTGTCTGCTGAGGCTGTTGGAGCTGCAGTTCCAGCGATAATTAGAAGAATAGGGTTTAAAGGTATTAAATACACCGATGATGCAGAAAAAGCAGAGAGAACTTTAAGTAAAGTAAAAGATAGAGTGTTGAAAGATGGAACTTCTAAAGTAGATGACATAAAAGACGGATTAATTACTCCAGGAATTGGTAGTGACAATAGATATATTGATATTTTAGAAAACATATCTGAAAAATCTTTATTAGGAGGAGGTAAAATAATTAAGGCCAGAAAAGGTGGGGAAACAGCTTTAACAAATGAATTAAATTTATTAATTGATAATATATCAGATGCTGCAACAAGAACAGATGCTGGAGAATTAGCTATAAGTGCTGTTCAAAATTCTTTAGATAATTTTAGAGCTATTTCTAAAATTAAGTATGACAAATTAAGTCAAGCAGCGACAGGGGTAACAGTTAATGTTACAAAATCGAAAGAACTTGCAAGTCAATTATTAAAACAATCTGAAATTACTAAAACCTTAAGTCCAGAAAATAGAAAAGTTTTGCAAACAGTTGCAAACTTAAATGAAAGAATTACTTTTTCTCAAGCTAACGATCTTAGATCAGAATTATTAGGAGTTACAAGAGCTAGCACAGAACTAATTAAAGGTAAAGCTAAAGGTAATGCAGTAAGACTAGTAAAAGAATTAACTAAAGATATTGATAGAACCATATCTAATTTACCAGTAGCAGTTCCACAACTTAGAGCTTTATATGATAGTGCACAAAGATTTTACAGAGTGGGTGCAAAAAAATTTAATAACAAAGTTTTAAAAAGGTTAACTGAAAAAGCCCCAGAAGAAGTTTACAAAACATTAATTAAACCAAGAAGACCCTCTACAATAAAAGCTTTATCTGATGCGTTAAAATTAACAAAAGATAAAGAAATTAGAACAGAATTATTTGATTCATTAAAAGGCACTTTAATAGGAGATATTGCAGGTGAGTCTAACAGAATAAAAGGAAAATTAGACGGTGCTTATATTTTAAAAGAATTAGATAAATACGGAGATGATGTTTTGTTAAAATTATTTAACAAAAAAGAATTAACTAATTTAAGAGATGTTTTAAAAACATTATCTGTTACTCAACAAAAAACTGTTGGTGAAAATGTTCCTGGTGCAGTATTTATACAATTATCTCAAGCAGGAGCAGCATTTGGTTTATTTTCAGGATTGTTTACTGCTCCATCAGCTGCAATATTATTTGGTCCAGCTGTTGTAAGTAAAATATTAACAGATCCAAAATATATTAAATTTATTAAAAAAGGATTTCGATTAAACCCAGGCAGTCCAGAGGCTTATACAAACGCAGCACAATTAATAGGTGCGATGATAAGTAATAATTTAATATCTAGAGATGAGGGAGAAGATTATTTAGAGGAACTAGAAAATTCTATAAAAGAAGATTTAGGTGATAAAAGTAAAACCACTGTTCCAGAAAACTTACCTGCACCTATAAGTTTAGATTTAAATTTTACTCCAGTTACCACTAACGTGCCACAACTTAATACACCAAACATTAACCCTAATTTATTTGCACAAGCACCAACTGGTATTATGCAAAATCTAAGTCCGACAGAGCAGGCTTTACTATCACCATCAGAACAAATTATAGCGAGCAGAACATAATGGCTAAAAAATCAGCATTACAAAAAATAGAAGCACACGAGAAACTTTGCAGAATAATGCAAAAGCAAACCTTTGAACAAATTAAAGAAATAAAAGAACGTGTGTCAAGGATGGAGAAGATGATCATGGGTGGAGGCGGAGCTATAATATTGGCTTTACTCATGAACGCTATACAATAATGAAACTTTCAAGAAACTTTAGTTTAGCAGAATTAATCAAATCAGATACAGCTATTAGGCATGGCATCGATAATAATCCTAATGCAGATCAAATAGAAAAATTAAAATTACTGTGTGAAAATATTTTACAACCAGTCCGTGACCATTTTGGTAGAGTAACGGTGACTAGCTGTTTCCGAAGCCCTGAACTGTGTGTAAAAATTAATTCGTCAATCAATAGTCAACATACCCGTGCGGAGGCGGCGGACTTCGAAGTAATGGGCACAAGCAACGCTGAAGTCTTTGATTGGATCAAGGCAAACCTAGATTGGGATCAAATGATCCTCGAGTTCTACACTCCTGGGGAGCCCAACTCAGGCTGGGTCCACTGCTCCTGGGTCGCTGAAAATCCACGTAAACAATTATTAAGAGCATACAGAGAAGAAGGTAAAACTAAATACAAACCTATCATAGGTAACGCTGTAGACTTAGATTAATTTTTAATCCAATAACCATACACACATCTTTTTCCCTCTCTACTACAATCATAGGTATCGTGTAAAACACCATCAATGACTGCACAAAAATGCCTACTAACATTACATACCAATCTTCCCATAGGTAACTCATCTGATTTTAAATGAACTTTACAACCAGAACCAATATACATTGTTGGCACCCAAGTAAACCCAAGACTAACCATGTAGTCTTTAAACCATTTACGTGTTGTATAAATTCCATTTCTAGCAGAACGTCTACCACTATTTTTTTTAGCTTTACCAAGTCTTTGATTAAAATTGCCTTCTGCTAAAACTTTATAAACATCTGTATAATTTAAATTTGCAGCTATGGCTATAGCACGACAAACGCAATCACTTGCATTACCTTTATAACCAGATTTTTTTCTTCCACCATCATTATATATATGTTTCATATTTTTCCTCTTTTATTAATTTATAAGAAACAGTATATCATGGATAATATAGGATTAAAGAAAATAATAAGGTCGATTTGTGTTAACAAAAAAATTAAACACAAGATGTTGTGGGTGCGACAAAAAAATTTTCAACTTAAAATTTTAAATCCAATCCCTTAATTCTTCACCCATAACTTCAGATGCAATATTAATTTTTTCTCTAAGTGCTTTTACTATTTTTTCATCAACAGTATCTTCAGCAATAATGTCTATGTAAGTTACGTTTTTTTTCTGTCCAATACGGTGTGCACGGTCTTCTGACTGTAAACGCTTTTCTAGGTCATATCCGTTAGAATAGTAAATTACGGTGTTTGCAGCCGTTAAAGTTATCCCATATCCGCCCGTAGAGGGCGTTCCAACAAGAAATCGGCACTTAGGGTCGGACTGAAATTTACGTATATTATCTTGTCTTTCATCTTGAGGTGTAAGTCCGTAATAGTCTACAATAGATCCTTTTTTATATTTAGACTCTACGTTCTGTATTATTTGACGAATATCCATTTGATAGTTAGCCCATATAATAGCTTTACCATCTATCTCCTCTAATATATCCATTAACTCACTTATTCTATTACTAGGTATCAATTGAACCCCACCATCATCAGCAGTAAAATGTCCACAAGTAATTTGATGTAATCTCATTAACTGTGTTAACACAGTCATAGTGGTGGTAACTTTACCGTTCAATATGGCCATAGCTTCTTTTTTCATTTGATCATAAATTTTTCTTTGTTCTGATGAAAGAGTAATATGTCTTTTAATCCAGTTTTTAGGAGGTAAGTCTAAACAATCTTCTTTTAAAACTCTGTATGAAAAACCTTTTACCTTATCTGATAACTCACCTAAGTTTTGAAAAGCATCTACAACTTGTATAGATCTACCATGTACATGCATAGTTTTCATTTCAGCATATCTATTTCGAAAAGCATAAAATGATTGAAAGTTCAATAACCACGGATCAAGGAACTCACATTGACTGTATAAATCTAAAGGGTTCTTAGTTATAGGAGAACCAGTCATTATTCTTCTGTACTTTGCAAATCTACCTAAATTAATAATATTCTTAGTTCTCTTAGCTGTAGGAGTTTTAATAGTTGTTGACTCATCGATAGCCATTAAAGTTGTGTGTGCATTTAAAAATTTAGTTGCAAACTTTACACCTTTTTCTGTAGACAATGCTTCTACATTCATAACCATAATGTGAAGGTCATGCCCTAGCTCAAACAAGCCATCTAAATTTTCTTGATATTTTTTAGTAATATTTGGTTGCCACAATACGGTCACATTTTGTATATGGTCTGGTAAGTGTGTTGGTAATTCTTGTTCATACCAAGTTTTAACAACACCTTTTGGAGCAATGATTAAGGCAGCATTTACTTTACCTTTATCATATAACATAGCTAAATTATCAATTAAAACTTTAGTTTTACCAGTACCCATTTCCATAAAATAGGCATACGTTTCTTTATTCCATGACTTTTCTAAAGCAGTCAACTGATGCTTGTATGGTTGTGTCTTAAATTTATAATTCATCTTTCTGTTGACTTTTTTATAAGGGATGTTATATGATTTGTCAATGTCAGAAAGCACGAAATACGAAAAATTAAAAAATAATTATACCTCAACGGTGTATGTTATTCAGGAAATTTCTGGTACCAGAGCTGGCGCTCCTAAAATAAATATTATGGGTGCATCTCACTATGGTCAATTTAAATTTGTATTACCAGAGTTTTCACAAATGATACACTCACCAGGTCCTTTGGTTTATACTTTAAGACAAAAATTAAAAGATTATAAATCAAGAGATTATTTATTACTTACAGGTGACCCAGCTATTATTGGAGTTGCTTGTTCTATTGTTTCAGACATTACTAATGGTAAATACAAACTGCTCAAATGGGATAAACAAGAAAGAAAATATTATCCTATTGAAATTAACTTATACGAGAAAGGAGAAATAGATGAGCATTAAACAAAAAATAAAGATGCCTGACTTTGAAGCAGATCAACAAGATGCAATGAAAAAAACAACTAATATTCATTCTCTAGCTGATCAAGTAGAGAAATTAGAGTCATTACAAAAAACTTTAGAGTCACAGGAAAATAATATTAAAAAAACTAAATCTGAAATACAAAAAGTTTCAGGAGACATCATACCTACTATGATGTCAGAGATGGGTCTTGCAGAATTAAAACTGCACGATGGATCTCAATTAAAAGTTTCAACGTCATATAAAGCACACATAAGTGAGGCTAATAAAGAAATGGCGTTTAACTGGCTTCGTGAAAATGGGTTAGGGGATATAATCAAAAACGAGATATCCGTATCCTTTGGCTCTGGCGAGGATAACAAGGCGGCTGATTATGCCGAACTTGCGAAGAGGAGTGGGTTTCAACCAGCTCAGAAAATGAAGGTTGAACCCATGACTCTGAAAGCGCTAGTCCGTGAGCGTGTTGAGGCGGGTAAAGAAATGCCAACGGAAATCTTTGGGATTTTCTCAGAGAATAAAACTACAATAAAAAGGAACAAGTAACATGAACCAAGTAGCAAATAAAAAAGAAGGTGCATTAGCAACAAATTTGTTTGAAGCTGATGCAAATCAAGGTGCTCAAAATATGTCGCAAGAAGATCTTGCGTTACCTTTCTTAAAAATTTTGGGTCAATTATCTCCAGAAGTAAATAAAATGGATGGTAAATATGTAAAGGGTGCAGAACCAGGTAAAATAATAAATACCGTTACCAATGCACTATATGACAGTATAGATGTTATACCTTGTCATTATAAAAGGCAATACATCGAGTGGCAAGACAGAGGTACCAGCACTGGTGCTCCAGTTGCGATACACGAGGCAGACAGTGATATCGTAAGTCAAACCACAAGAGGTAAAGACTATAAAGATAGATTGCCTAACGGTAATTATTTAGATAACACTGCTAATCACTTTGTTATTTATTTAAATACCATTCCAACTTCAGCTTTGATCTCTATGAAGTCTACTCAACTTAAAGTTAGTAGAAAGTGGAACTCAATGATGATGGGAATGAAAATGCAAGGTAAGAATGGTTTATTTACACCGCCTACATATAGTCACATTTATAGACTAAAACCTGTTCATATGTCGAATGACAAAGGATCATGGTTTGGATGGGATGTGTCTAAAGTTGGACCTGTCACTGATAAATCAGTTTACGACATGGCTAAAAACTTTGCTATAAGCGTAGGTAAGGGTGAGGTAGAAGCAAAACATGGTACAGAAGACACTGTAACCAAAAATTCTACGGGTAACTACTAGAACACCGGTTAGTGGGCGGAGAAGCGAGAGTAGACCCGCCCATGCACATTTTATGGAGACTGTAAAAAAATTTATTGAAATATTTCAAGGATTAAACAGAGCTCACGGTGTCACTAAAGTTTCAGAGATAAATTCAAACGGCAACAAAATCAAAGGTAAGTCTTTTATAATTAGAGAAGATATTACTTACGATCATTGGGTTGATCACATTAGTGGTAAAGAGAGCTTAGGTGTAATTCCTATCAATGATGATAATAAATGTAAATGGGGTTGTATCGACATAGATTCTTATGCTGGTTTTGATCATAAAAAATTAATAAATAAAATAAAAAATCTTAAACTACCTTTAATAGTATTTAGATCTAAATCTGGTGGTGCACATGTCTTTTTATTTACATCAGACTATGTTTCTGCATCTTCAATGCAAGATAAATTAAACGAGATAAAATCGGTTTTGGGTTATGGTGGTTCTGAAGTTTTTCCAAAACAAAGAGAATTAAAATCGAAAGATGATACAGGAAATTTTTTAAATTTACCATATTTTAATGGTGACAATACAACAAGATATGCATTTGATAATAATGGAGAAGCTGTTAATTTAGAAGGTTTTTTTTCATTACATAAAATAAATTGTATAAGTTTAGATAAATTAGGTGAATTAACTATAGAAAGACCAGAAACTCCTTATTCAGATGGACCACCTTGTATAGAATTAATGGCACAAAATAGAGTGGGTGAAGGTGGTAGAAACAATGCACTATTTCATTATGGTGTTTATGCAAAATCAAAATGGCCACAAAATTGGAAATCTAAATTAATATTGTTCAATGAAAGTGCTATGGAACATCCATTGTCTGATACAGAAGTAAACATCATAACAAAACAACACGAAAAAAAAGATTGGGGTTATAAATGTAATGACCAACCTATGTGTAGTCTGTGTGATAAAAAATTATGTAAATCAAGAAAGTTTGGAATAGGTTTAGAAATTATGTTTCCTAATTTGACAGATCTGCAAGTTGTAAACTTAGAGGAGCCTTATTATTATTTAAACGTTGATGGTGATAGATTATATTTAGATTCAGCAAGACATTTAACTAATCAAGCTTTGTTTCAAGAAGAATGTGTTAAGCAACTCAGATTTAATCCACCAACTTTAAAAACAAATGAATGGAAACAAAAGACTAATATCTTATTAGAAGGTGCAGAAATAACAGAACCTGCAGAGGGAACGGGCACAAAAGATATACTTAAAAATTATTTAGAAGATTATTGTTTGAACAGAGTTAGAAAAGATGATTATGAAGATCTTAAAAATGGTGGGACTTATACCAAAGATGGTTTTCATTATTTTGTTTTTGATAATTTTTTTCATCAATATTTAACAAGAAGACATTGGAAGGTGCAATATCAAAGAACATCACAAATGTTAAAAGATAATCTTAATTGTTTTACTAAAAGAGTAGGAAAAACAAAACTATCTGTTTTTGTGGTAGCTAGATTTGATAAGAAACCTCAGACCTATAAGGAAAAAACATTTAACAAGGAGAACTATTAATGAGAAAAATAATATACGGACCACCAGGCACGGGTAAAACATTTTACCTAATGAATGAACTAGAAAAATTTTTAAATAAAGTAGACCCTAGTAAAATAGGTTATTTTACTTTTTCTAAGAATGCAGCTCAAGAAGGTAAAAGTAGAGCGATGGATAAATTTAATTTATCAGAAAAAGATTTACCTTATTTTAGAACGCTACACTCTTTTTGTTTTAATATGTTAGGTTTAAAAAAAGAGAATGTTATGCAAGAAAAAGATTACAAAGATTTAGGTAGGGATTTGCAAATAGAGTTTGAAGGCATACGATATGACCATGATCACGAAGGTGTTTTACATTCTAAAGATCCTTATATCTCTTTAATAAGTTTAGCACGTAACAAAAGAATGTCACCACTAGAATTATACAATCAGAATGGAAATGATTATAACATAACTTTTTCTAAATTAGAGATAATCAATAAAGAGCTACATCAATATAAAAAACAAAAAGGATTAATTGATTATATAGATATGTTAGAAAAATTTTTAGATAAAGGAGAAAGTCCTAAATTTGAAGTAATTTTTATAGATGAAGCTCAAGATCTAAGTTTAATTCAATGGGACATAATTAAAAAATTAGAAAAAAATTCTAAACAATCTATTATTGCAGGTGATGATGATCAAGCTATTTATAAATGGAATGGTGCCGATGCTGAAACTTTTATAAATTTAGAGGGTGAAAGAGTTATACTACAACAATCTTATAGAGTGCCTAAAAAGATTTTTAATGTTGCAAACGACATAATCAAAAAGGTTAAAAATAGAGTAGAAAAAAATTGGGTTCCTAAAGAAGATTTAGGTGAAGTAAAATATCATTGGGAGATAGATAGAGTAGGTCTATCAAAAGGTGAATGGTTGATACTAGCAAGAACAAATCTAATGTTAGAGAAAATGGCATATTATTTAGAACAAAATAATTTTTATTTTCAAAGAAGAAATGCAACACCAAGAGTTCAAAATATTTATACATTAATACAGAATTGGAATAAACTAAGAGAAGGTGTGCCTTTACATTACAATGATTATAAAAAGATTACTAACAAAATGAGTAAAAATGTAGATATGAAACTAATGAAAAAAATGTCCAAAGAAAAATTTTATGATATTGATACTCTTAAAAAAGATTATGGTTTAAAAACAGATGAAGAATGGTATGTTGCATTTGATGATTTAGGCGATGATGAAATAAGAAAAATACAAAAATTAATAAAGAATGGAGAAGATTTGTCAAAAGACCCAAGAATAAAAATATCAACTATTCATGGTGTAAAAGGAAATGAAAGAGATAACGTTGTTTTATTAACTGATTTAAGTAATGCTGCATATAATAAATATTTAGAGGATCCAGATGATGAACACAGATTATTTTATGTTGGTGTTACAAGAGCAAAAAAAGAATTAAATATAATTTATGCAAAAACAGAAAGGGGTTATGACATCTAAAGATATTTTTGATAAAGCTTTTCCACAAAATAAACAGATCGGAGGATCACACTATCGTAATTTTAGTATACAGCCATATGAATTTATTTCTAAAAATGATCTCTCGTTTTTTCAAGGCTGTGTAATAAAATATGTTTGTAGGTATAAAAATAAAAACGGTATACAAGACTTAGAAAAGGTAATACACTATTGTGAACTTGAAATTAAAAAGTTGAAAGATGGAAAGAAAACTAAAAGTTCTTGATTTATTCGCAGGCATAGGTGGTTTTGCTTTAGGTTTAGACTCAACAGGTTTTTTTAAGACAGTAAAATTTGTTGAGAAAGATAAATACTGTCAGAAAGTTTTACGTAAGAACTTTCCTAACACACCAATCGAGGAGGATATAAAAGATGTCAAAGGAA